GTACCGCGCCAATCCCGACGAGCCATGCACCTGCGGAGTCACCGAGCGCACCGAACGAGAAATGCACGCGGCTTGGCGGAAACGCGCTGAGGAAGCCGAAACCGCCCTCGCGGCGATGACGAAGGAACGCGACGACCAGGCGGAGGCGGTGAGGGTGCTGGGCATGTGCGTCGAAGCCCGCAGGCGAGAGAAGATTGCCCGCGATGGGTTCAACGTACACGACGCGACCAAGCAAACGCACGCTCACCATGACTGGGTGAAGGCGATCGAAGACCGCTTCACGGCTGATGGACTGGTTGACACCAACCCCATAGCCCGCGCGGCGGTGGAGGGGGAGCGATGAACACCAAGACTTGTTCCAACTGTGACGGCGAGGGGCAGGTTTGTCGGTGGGGAATCCACGCCGAAGAGGTGCCTGCGTCTCGCCGCAGGAAGTACCCGAACGATAAACCGCCGCGCGACCGCGACTTGGACGGCGAACCGTTTGAGTGTGGAGAATGCAGGGGAACCGGCGTGATTCAATACAACGAGAGCGGACAGAGAGTGAGGATCAGGCGATGACCACAGACCAAATCCGCGACGAGCTGGCGAGGTTGAAGGGGTGGATCAGGCTGGAACGCACAAACGATGTGTTCGAGCACAAGAACACCGGCGAGATTCACGCGAGCGATGGCGAAGTCGCCGACCACCCCTTCCCCCCCACCCTCGACGGCGCGAACGCTGCGGTGCCGGAGGGGTGGTTTCCGTGGGAACGCCGCAAGGGGCCGCAGGGCCTGTTCTGGGAGGCGATTCACCCGCAATGGCGAGGCGGTCTAAATCCGCACATGTGCGTTCGTGTCCCCGACCACGGGCGCGGGCACGAGATGGAAGACCTGTACGCACTGGCCCTCGCGTGCGTGCGGGCGGAGGAGGCGAAGAGATGAAACCGAAACGATACGACGATTGGGGTTTCCTCGCAGATGATGGGGTGTTCGTGTCGCACGCCGAGCACGTCGCGATTCTTTCCGACGTAGCCGCCGAGCGTGACGCCAACAGGGGGCTGCTGAACGAAGCCCACAAGAAAATCGCGATCCTTGAAAAACAGGCCGCTCTTGCGGAAGAACTGACGGAGGGAGTGCAAAGAGCCCTTGCAGCCATCTACCGAGGGAATGGGATCGACGCACAATCCGCCATGTATCAACTGGACGCCATGCTTCACAAGCACAAGGCGAAGGAGTCCACCAATGGCAAAGCGTAAGAAGACGGCGAAGAAGCCCAAGCCCGCGACGGCGGGGGAGAAGATGTTACTCATAACCGTGGCGGGCCACAAACGCGCCATCGCCCGAGCGGTTAGCAAGGAGCGAAGGCGGTGCCTGATTATCGCAAACGTCCACCGCGAAAAGTGGATCATGTCATCAAATGAAATCCGCATGGGGGTGAAGCCATGAACCTCCCCGATCTTTACGCCCGCGTCGTCGCAAAGAGGCCGGAGCTGGCGGTAGACGGATTGAACCGGCCCGATCCCGGCAAAGAACCGTGGTTGCTGGACTTCCTGTTGGTGACTCCGAGCCTCGCCGCCGCCCTGATCCTCGCGAAGTGGGTGGAGGCGTTGCCGGATGGGTCGCACTTAATGGTGCGAGGAAACATTCCGTCAGAACGCAGATGGACCGTCTACCCGTCGTTTCCAGAACTTGATTATTACCCCACCCCCCTCGAAGCCATCGCCGCGTTCTACCTCGGAGACTCGCAATGATGACTCTCGGTGACTTGATCGACGCCCTGCCAAACTCTGACACGCCCGTCTACTTCGCGTTCTGTTCCGCGTTCCCCGTGCTTGATCTTGATTCCTACCGGGGATACTACGAACGGGCCGCCTTGGACTGGTTCGTCCGCCGTCGCAGCGAAACCTACGACGACACCGCGCCGCGTCCGCCCAAGTCGTGTGATTTGCTGGCCTACCTGCGTTCACGCCTTGGAACCACGATGGAAGGGTACAAAGGCGGGACGTACACCATCAACCGCGACACGCTCATGCACGTTGACGGGAACGGAGAGGTAAACGACACGGCCATCTCATCCGTTGAAGTCAAATCGTGGGCCGTCATCATCCACACGGAGACTTCCGAATGATCGCCGCCCTCGCCCTCGTCGCGTCCATGATCGGCCCGCCCGCACGGTGGTATCCGCCGCCTGGCGATTCGCCTTGTTGGAAGTTGCTCACGACGTGCCAACTCGCGGCGTATGACGCCCACCAACGTGGGCTCATCAACAACGCCGAGTTGATCCGCTGGCTTGAGGATTGCAAACTGGAGTTGGGCTGGTGTTCCCTGCTACGCTGGTTGAAGGACGTTCTCGGCGTCGAAGACCCCGCCGCGTTCGTTGCGATGGTGGGGTACGAGGAGTGTCGGGCCATGGTTGAGGCTGTGGTGGGAGGTAACAAATGAGCCGGTTTTTTGATTTTACGAATGGATTGCGGTTGCAATGCAACAACCAGCCAGTACCGGTCTGCGACAAGTGCGGAGCGTCGTGCAAGTGGGGGGCGTGCATCGACTGCAACCACAAGCCCGACAAGCCGCACGAGTCCACTTTGGTGCGAGTCTTTTCGGGCTGTGGTGGGAGGTGCAAAGTGAGCATTTACGAAGAGTTCGATTATGGACGCATCGTCGTAGGCAAGCAGGTCGCGCTCGGCGACGGTACATGGAAGGCTGCAACAGTCAACTGGTCCGCGTACGGGTCGCAAGTAACCCCCGTGTGCCGCGAGTTTCTTCGGAATCTACGCCAAGCAATCGAGCGTGCCGAGGAGCTTGATAGCGAGTATCCGGTCGGGTCAAAGGTGAAGGCAGGTGCGAAGTGACACGCGAGCAAGCGACGACGGCGACGGTTGACGAGCTGCGGGATTGGTTGGCGGTTGACGATGGATGGACAAAGCGAAAGGCAACCGGCCACCCCATCATGCATCCATTCCCACCGAACGATTACAAGTGGTTCTGGGACTTCAAGGGAACGATGGGTATTTGGGAACACCCCCACCACCACACACGCGACGGTGCGGCGGATGCGATGCCGGATGGGTGGTACTGGATTCGAGATGGAGCGGCTACGTCGCACCGACCGGACGGGTTGCTGCTGAGATGGGTAGCCTGCGAGCGGGGGGCCAACAACTGGCGCGTCGTTGAAGTCCCCGACACCGGCGACGAAATCGCCGACCGCTACCGCCTCGCGGTTCTTTGCAGGCTTGCGGAGAGGGAGGCTGCCAAGTGAACGACGACGACACCCCATCCGCCCGGTACATCGTCGCGGTGTTCGCGTTGGCCGTTGGGATCATGGGCGTTCTGCTGTACGCTGTGGGGTTGATCTAGGAGATGACCATGCCAAAGAAGACTGCATCGAAAGGGTTGTATACTAAAAAGTTGCCTCAAACCATGGAGGAAGCACACGAGCAAATACTGTCTTTGCGTTCTGAAGCGGAACAGTACTTCTTGCGTTGGCACGAGGCTACCGATGCCATTGATGCGTTTTGTGGTGCTGAAAGCGACCGGGCGATAAACCGAGCGTACGAGCGACTAATGAGGTGCCTAGACAACGCTCCGGGTGCGCCTGTGAAACACACGAGTCCCCGGTAGCCCCCCTCTCAACCGGGCGACTCCACCACGGGCCGAAAGGCCCGTGTGTGTTTTTACCAGTGGCCCCGTGGGCACTTCTCGGCGGCTACGCAGGGCTTGCCCGCTGGCGTCGCTTTGCCCCCCACGGTCAGGTACACCAAGCACCCACACGTCGCGTTAGGCCCGGTCGTCTCCGACCGCCCGCACCAATGGGCCGTCGTTTGGCTCTGGCTGGTCGGAGTCGCGTCGGACGCCTCGCAGGCTATACACCTAGCCACCCTAGCCGCCGACGCCTCTGCGGTGGCTTCACCGCCAAGTGCGGCCATGCGGGCATACTTCCAAGCCCCCCGGAACGCGGTCCATGCGTAGGCTGGTGGTGCCTTGCCGGATGCCACCATCGACATAACCCGTTCCAAACCGAGGCCGACGAATGAGGCGAGGGTCATAGGCGGGATGGTACGCGGAACTTGGGGACAACATCCGCGAACATCCGAGGCCGTTTCCAGCGTCCAAACGCCATCCGTGGAAGTTCCACGGAAGTTCCGCGACGGCTACGGAAGCCTGCGAAGACCAAACCGGGGGCAAGTTTGAAGCTCGTTGATGTTGGTTGATGCTCGTTGATGCTTGATGTAGGCGCAAAGATAACCCCCGTTTCCGGGGGTCTGGCCGGGGATGCTCTCCCCGGTGATGGGTCCTACAAACTACGCCGCAAGTCTTCGGGGTCTTTCAGGACCGCTTGCGGGACAAACCATGCCGGATACCGCACGTCAGCCCGCCAGAAGCGGGCCTGTTTGCACCACCCAGTAACCTGCCACCCGACGATTCGGAGCGGCCACCCAGAGCCAACAACGAGGACGTGATACACGTCGTCCCTATCTTCTGGGTGGATGATGATGCACCCCCTCGCGTGCGTTGTGTGCCGGACGCCAACGCAATCCCCCACATCTACACCGTCGTCAGGCTTCCCGTTGTCTTTGGAAGTCCACGGTAGCCCGAGGTATTCGGCCACCGTCGCTTCGGCCAACGCCCCAAGTCGATCCTGTTCAATGTTGGCAGCCGAGCGTGCTAGCCCGTACCGATGCTTTGTGCCCTTGGCGTTGTGGTGCGCCGTGCGTCCTGCCCCATTCGCCATAATCACTTCGGCCTCTTCGCGTGTCATCGCGTCCCCCAATCAAAGCCCCGGCCCTTCCCGACACCCCGCACACCCACCGTCGGCAACGGGTCCTCCCACGGGGATACCAGTCCCCGGCGTCGCGGGGATGCTCGCGCACGGGTCGCCCTCGCACCCCTCGCGGGACAGGACCACCCACGCCCACTCCCGCGTCGTCGTCACCACCCGCCGCGTCCAGAGGTTCGTGCCGTTGGTTTGGGCACAGGTGTAGTCGGTACGGTCGAGGACGTGGACCTGCCGCCCGCCGCTGCAATCCCACGACCCCTCCACGCTCTCGGTGATGACGCCGCCGAGGGGGTTCGTGGGGCTTGGGCATGGTCCCCCGAGCTGGCAGAACTGGACCGTCCGGGTGTAGTTGCACGCCTGCCCAATGGGGAAGCCGTTGGGGTCGAGTGCATCCGTCTCCATGTAGTGGACCGGGGGATGCTCGCCACGCCCAAAGTGGGGCTGGTCGTCCTGCCACTGTTCGTCGATGGATTCGTATCGCCCGTTGATGGGGACGATACCGATAGGGTCAAACTGGGGCACCGGCTGGTAGGCGTCGCGGGTCCAGAACTGCCCCGTCCTCCGATAGAACCTGTTCGCGGTTTCGGTGACACCCGCACACGGAACGCCGAGGCCGTCGCGACCGGCGTAGCTCATGGTGGCCGTCAGGACCGATCGCTCCGACCGAATCCCGCCGGGGGGTGCGAACCCGATGCACGCGCCGAACGATGCGAAGCACCCGCCGCCGGGGCAATCGAACCCCGTTACCACTTCCTCCCGCGTCTCGGTGTATTCGAGGCGGTACGCTGACCCCATCCCACAGCACCGCCGGGAGTCGATGTTGCGGCAGGCCGGTAGTTGCACGGTCAGGCAACATTCGCGCGGGCACTGCCGACACGGGGCGGCGAAGCACTTGGGAACGCACCCGTCGCCGGCTGGGGTATTGAACTCCCGCAGGACCGCGACGCCCGCCGCCTCCAGGTCCGGGATCTTCGCCGTTTCACCAGTCCGGCGGTAGCAGAACTCACCCACCTTCACCGTCTCGCAGCCGACGACGGCAGCCTCGGCAATCCAGAGGCGAGGGTCCCCGTCGCAGCACTCGACGAACAGGATCGCGTTTGCCGGGTCACAGCAGCAATCGACGCCGCCACCCGTGGCGAGGAGCGACCCCGCCACCGATACGAGTTTGCCGTCGATGGAGAGGAGGCGACTCATCAGATAGCCTGAGCGTCGGCGTCGAGCTTGTATTGGTTCGTGATCGTCAACGCCCCGCCGCCCTTGGGCAGACTGCCAAACTTCGCCCGGCTGCTGGTGTACATGGTGGCGATGGTCAAGTCTTTCTGCATCCGGCCAGTCTCAAACATCCCGCCGTAGCGGTTCACGTTGACCGTGCCCGAGGTGGTGAGGCGGACAATCTCGACGTAGCCGTCACCGTGGATGTTGATGGTCACGTCCGTGGAACCAGCGTTCCCGCAGTCGATGAGGACGCGACCGCTGTAGACGTTGATCGTGGTGCCGGGCCGGTTGAGAACGTGAGAGCCGCCGTGAACGTCGATGGTAGTGGGTCCGGTGGTCTTGGCGAGCAAGGTAGCGGACCCGCCGTTGAGCGTGGCTTTGGTGGCGATGGTGGAAGCCGCCTCCGCTTGGAACGTGCCCGCGTTGACGCGGACGTAGTTGGCCGAACCAGACACAAAGAATGACTTGCCCGGCCCGTCCTGCATGAAGTTGGTGATGCCGTCCGCGTCGGACTGGAAGAACAGGGAGCCCGTACCGGCGTGAACGATGCGACCCTCATTCGGAACCGACGTAGACCACTCGGCAGCAGAGCCGTCGGTTGCGTCGCAGTCCAGCGGGGCCGACGCCGTGCCGATGTTGCCCGAGAAGTCGCGGGCGATGCGGAGGAATCGGATGTTGCCGGAACCGCCCTGATCCACGTCCGAGGTGATGTTCTGAGAACCACCCGTAATGACCAGTTCAGCGGTAGCCTGAAAGCCCGTTGAGTCGGACCAGTTGATAGCCGCGAGCGAAGTCGCCCCGTTGTTCAGATATGCCGTCGCCATAAACCACGCTCCTAGGGGTCGCCCCCGTTATCGCTCTGCGAATGTTACCACGCCTTGAACCGTTGTCGCCGTCGTCGCCGTCGGGAGTTGCAGGATGTGCAGACATGAACCGTCGTACAGCCGCACGCCCGGATTGCTCGCGAACATTGCAGCCTGCCCCGTGTTGATGACGGGAACAGGGATGAACGCGATGCGACGGAACGCCACAACCGAGATTGCACCGCCGCCGTAGCTCGTTCCGAGTGTCACGCTCTGGATCGAGCGAACGCCCTTGTCACCCGCCGCGAGTTGGAAGGGCACGATGGTGCCCGCTACCGCCGTCGCGGGGAAGCTCGCGATGGTCGCCGTCGCCCCCGCGTTCCCGTCGCTGTCGGTGTAACTCGCCGTGGTGTTCGTCACCGCGCCCGCGTTGGTGGTCGCCGTCGCGACAAGGATGCCAAACTCCACGCCCTCGCCGTTGGTTGACCCGTTCAGGTCGCGGGCCGGGAAAGCTACGCTGTTGACCGTTTGGGCCGTCGTCGTCGTCACCGTCAGCCCGGTGTTGTACCACAGGAAGTCAACAAGCCAGATACCGCCTGTTACGCTCATCGAACCAGAGAAACCGGTGAGGTAGATACCGCCCGTGCTCGCGTTGGTGAAGGGGATGCACCCGCCGTCTGCGTTGCTCTTCTCGGCCCCCGCCACGCCCGGCGTCCCCAACGTCCACGCACCCGGAAAGCCCGTCGCCGCATGGTGCGAGTGGAGAACGCCGATAGCCTCCATCGTCGCGCCAACCTTGAGGATCGACACCGAACGCCCAGCCGTTCCCGCAACTTCGCTCGCCGTGGTCTTACGCCGCCCGTAGGCGTCCAGCGTGAACCACCCTTGGCCGTCGGTGTAGCACAACGCCTCTCCCGCCGCAAGCGTTACGTCAGGCGTCAACTCGTACTCGGTCCCGCTCACGTCCTTCTGGACCGTCACCACGTTCGCCGCAGCGCCCGCGTTGCGGATCGTTACCTCTTTCACCTGCCGCTGGGTGGACGACGCCGGGGCCGCGATGATCGCGGTATCGGTCGCCGATGAGATGGTGGTGTTCGTGGATCCGGGCGTGAAGTCCGAAGTCGGTATGTCCACCCACGACGCGACGACGTGAAGGGCCGAAGTGCTCGAGGTGACCAGCTCGACTGAATGGGTTGTGTCTGTCAGCAGCAGCATGGTTAGACCCTTAGTGAAGCCCTCGCGAGTACCTGAGCCTGAGACAATCCGCCGCCGCCGCCCGTCGCCTCAATCGTCACCGTGGACCCTGCCCCGCCGTCGGTGATCGCGATACCGCTGCCAGCCGTCAGCACCCGTTCATTCGACAGGCTGCCATTGGTCGCCAGCGTGACGTAGGACGCCGTGGTAGGTGCCCCGCTTCCGCTCGCCGTGCTCGGGCGCTGGAATGTCATGTGGTCACCACCGTTGGAATCTCCGAGTTACGGGTCAGAATCGCAACGTCGATCAACCCATCCGCGCCCTCGCCCGTGCCCACGATCAGCCCGACGTACTTGCCAACCACGCCAACCAGACCGCTGCCACCGTTGGCCGCGATGGTGATAGCCGTATCGAAGTCGAACCACGGCCCGCCGATTTCGTTCGCCCACTTCACAGCGAGTACCGCCGTGGCAAACGTGCCGCTGGTGTGCTGAGTCCCCACAGAGAACACGTCATACCCGCTCGCATCGACGACCACCAGCCGCCCGCCCGCATCGTGCAGCGTGCCAGCGTACCGGAGATTGCAGGCGTTGAATGTGTACGCTGGCATCAGTTCTCCCCAATCCCGCCGCCACCAACACCCGACGTACCACCCGCACCGGGGCCGGTCGCCGTACCGCCCGGCGTCGGCGGTTCCACAGGATCAAACGTAGACCCGCGAACCAATGGCGACTGTTGGCCGTTGCCTCCGACCGAGGTAGGACAGTGACCAATCTCGGGCGGTTCCGTGAAGTACCACCGCACCTGACCCGCAATCCAGTAGCCTGGGACCGACTTCAACACCATCGCCTGAGCGTCGATGCGTATGTCAGTGTTCCCCCAGTGCCGAACCTCTGGGACCTGTCCGCGCAGGAGAACCGTCCCCGTCTTCGGTAGCGTCGCCTCGATTTCGTACGTCGTCGAAACGGAAGTGTAACCGAAGGTCCCATCGGGGAACTCAATCCGCCCGTATGCACCCACGATCTTCCCCACGATCGGGATGACCGCAGAAGGGTTGTCCTGCCCCTGCTTGATGGTGCCGAAGTTGCTCACAGGTCCCTCAATCCCGGCAGCGTCCGCCACCCGTCAGGCTCAATCGCGTAGGGGAAGAACGGGATATACAACGGGCGTTCCTTCGGGTCAAACTGGTAGAGGTACGGGACCGAGAACGGGTAACGCCAAAGCGACGGCGAAGTCTCCCCGTTAGCCGGTTCGGGCAACACAACCGCCTCGATAGATTGCTCGCCCGGAATCTGGATGACCGTTGCACCCGGCGGGATCGGCGTGCCCTCGTCCAGTTCCCATTCGTAGGTGATCGTGTATTTGAATCGGTCGCGGGCGTCCTGCGTCGTTTCGGCCCCGATGAACTGGTAGAACCGCCCAAAGATCAGGTGAATCTTCCCGTCCTGCTGCGCGATCGGATCAAGCTCGGCGTTGGTGTTGATGATGTAGTCGATCGTAATCGTTCGCCGCACCCGCTTCTCGGGTATGGGCTTCATCTCGTAGCCCAGAACCAGCGTCCGCAGTTCCGTGTTCCCTGTCGCCGTGGTGACGTAGGACGGCGACACAAGGGGGAGCGGTGTCTGGAGCTTGACGTAGCTCCATCCCTCCCGCTTCAGGTTCTTCTCGGGCCGGTACTCTGCCTCGATAGTCCACTTCGCACCAGCCCCCTCGGAGGAGATGCGGTAGCTGTACAGGTCAAGCCGCTCGTTATCCGGGAAGATCAACGCATCGGGGTACTGCGAGAACGCCAGCTCGGCAGCCGCAACACTCGGGCAACTGATCGCCATGAACGTCCGCGTTCCGACGATTTCATCGGCACGATCGCTCGACAAGGTACGCCCGTCAACCGCCTCGCGGATGATTGCCATTACGCATCCCTCCCCATCCGCCGTGCGAGAAGTTCAACGTATGCCCCGATCTTCTCAACCGACACTTCCAGCCGAGAGAACGTGGACTGGTTGAGCTTGTCGATTTCGAGCCGAAGGGCCTTGATCTGTTCGCGTTGTTCCTTAATCGCGTTATCCTGTTCGTTTGCCTCACGCCTTGCGTTCTTTGTGTCGCGCAGCAGTTTGAGGCTCTGTTGCAGAATCGCAACCTCTTCCTTGAGGCCGTTGATTCTGGATCGGTTGCCGACAGGAGTAAGGATCGCCAGCCTAAGCGAGTTCTCGCGTGCTTCAATCTCTCCCGTGAGCACGTTGATCTGTTTGGCCGTCGCTGCAATAGAGCCTTCAACGTCCGACAGGTCAAGGTTCTCTTTGAACTCGACTACCTTGTCGTTGCTCGACTTCAACGCCTCAAGGATGTAATCGCGGATCGTCTGGCCGAGCTTGAACGCCCCAACGGTTGCAGCCGTGAAGATCGCGGTCATGCCCGCGAGTCGTCCCATCACCTGCGTAGCGTCCCGCATCTGATCGGCAAACGGTCTAACCGAAGTCGCAAGCCGCTGCGTACCGCGCCGCATGTCCTCCAACGCCACACGCTCGCGGCGATGGATTTCCTGCCGCGTCGCCATCTCCTGCAACGCGAGTTGATACCGCTCCTCGTCGGTCGCCTTCGCAACCTCAGCCGCCATCGTGGTAGCCGTAGACGCCGCCGCTTGCGGTGCAGCAGCCACCGTGGTATTCACCGCCTGCTGGATTTCCTGAGCCTGAGCGACCGCCTTGTCTTTGGCACCAGCCAATGCGGCTTCCATCGGGGCCGTGTTGGCCCCGACTTCGATTGTGCCGCGTGCGATGGGGTCGCCGTTTGCCATGGGTTTAGGTGTTGCTGAAGACCTTGCTCACTCGGATCTGACCACTCACGCGGATGGGCTGCCCCACGTTGCACTCGATGGAAACCGACTTGAGGAATCCGGTCGCGGTGTACGCACGGGTTTCGCCGCCGACGTAGCTGTTGAACACGATTGACGGGGTGTCGGCCGCATAAGAGAAGGACGGGGCACCCCACGCCGTAGCCGTTCCAGCCGACACGCCCGGAGCCAAGCGGAGCTGGTCATAGGTGTCGCCAGCCGTCTCGGTCAGGGCACCGTTGCCACGGAACGAGTACGCCAAGACCTGCTTGTCAGCCTTGCGGATCGCGTGGCCCATGCGGGTCACGAGCACGTTACCCGATAGCTTGCTGTCGTTCGTCGCCTCATTCGAGAGGATGAAGGTGGCAGCCGTGCCACTCGACGCCGCGTCGTGGGTCAGCGTGATAGGGTCGTCGTCGATCGCGTGGGCGTTGAACGAACCACCCCACGAGAACAACCCGCTCGGCATGTATGCCTTCACCGTCGGAGCCGTCGCCGCGAACGCCGTGATTTCCTGTTCGCCGAAGTCTACGTCAATCCGATAGTCGGTCACGAAGTTCGTGTAGCCGCTGATCGTGACAAGCCCGACGTTGCCGATGCGGGGGGCCGACTTCGGCCACAGCCCCGCGAAGTCCATGGTCGCCGAGCGAAGGCCGGTGATGTATTCAGCCGCCGCACCACTGCCAGACAACTCCGACACGTCAAACTCATCCGAATCGACGTTGAACGTCATCTCGCTGATCTTGAGAATGTCGGTCAGATACTTCAGATCGGTCGAAGCGGTAACGCTGCTGATCGTTGCCGTTGCGCCATTGATGGGGAAAGCCATGTGTCAGACTCCTACGGGTTTGCCGCGTTGTTCGATGTTTGGACCGTAAACGTAACCGTTGCCGTGAGCGTGGTATCGGTGTCGCCAGGCGTCAGTGTGCATCCGGTGTAGTTCATCTCTGCCGCCACCGCACCCTGCACGTTCGTACTGCCAAGCGACGGGAGGGCAAGCTTGTGATTGTGGAATCCGTAGGTGGGTGCGGTACGGCTGCCACTTGCCAACATCGCATCTCCGATGAGCCGGTCGATCAGGACTTCCAGCCGATCGGTTCCCGCACTACCGAGAACGTCATAGATCGCGAACGTGACGGTCCCCTCACCCATGATCCCGTTGAAGGTGTTGTCCGCAGTCCACTCCACGCCCCACACGATATTCGGGAACGTCGGCGAAACGGTCGGGTCGCCCTTCGGCCACGCCGCGCCGCCAGCCAACGCCGAAGTCCAAGCCCCGCCGCTCCACAGCGTGCTATCGGCCTTGAGCCGCGTGAGGATCGCCCGACTGATAACGGCTGGGTTCATGCCCGCACCACCTTCGTCTTGAATCCGGCCTTACGCAAACCGGCATTGACCGCACGCGCGAACCCGCCCCATACCTGATCGTTCCCCTTGGCTTCTTTCAACGCGGGAACAAGGAACGGACGGGGCTTGATCGTGATGGACTTCTTGAGGACGAACAACGGCTGGTCCTTGCGGACCTTCTTGCGCCGCACGCCCTTCGTATCGGTCACGTTCAACTCGGTACGCACGCCAGCCATTCCGAGGAGGAACATCTTGCGGCCCTTGAAGATGAGTTTGGTGTCGAGCGTCTTGAGGCTCTGCGTTCCGTTCGCCTCACGCCAACGCTTGGCCGCATCGTTGACGGGCACGGGGAGATACTTGGTGTTCTTCGGCGTGATCGGACGCCCCCAGTTTCCAGTCTCCAGCACGCCGCCGTAGGGCTGCCCCGCCCCAATGATCGCCGTCATGGGCTTGGAAGACCGTTGGGCTTGGATGCTGTCCCGCAACTTGCCGCGACGACTCGCGGGCGGGCTGCCGGGTGCCGAAGACGTAAGCCGTCCGATACGCTGGATCTTCCGCTTGGCAAGACCAGCCACCGCGACACCAGCCCCAAGCGCACCAGCATCGCACGCGGTCTTCACCGCGTTCACGAACGGCTGCAACTTGGACCAGTCCCACGTCGGCATTACGTCTCCCTGTAAACGCTCAACTGCAACACCGCACCGTGCGAGCAAAGGTTCATCGGTTCGCCTTTAATCGCGTAAACCACACCGTCAATCGTCGCCGTTGTGATGTGGCTGATCGTGCTCATCACGTCAGCACCAGTCGAAGTCGTCGGGGCGAGGAACAGGGTGTATAGCGTGTTCCCCGTCTCCCGCTTGTAGAGCATCGCGTCGTCCGAGCTGTTCGGTTGCAGGTTGCCCATCACCGTCGCCGTCGTCGGGTCGGTCAGCGTGATAGCACCGCTGCTTTGCTGATTCCCCGTGTTCGTCGTCAGTGTCACCGTCTGCACGAGCTTGTGCCACGGGATCGGCATGGTCGTCCATTGCGGCATTAGCCCACCCCCCCGCCACCAGACCGATACGGGGCGAGCAATGCGTTCTGCGCAGCGATGCCTTCGTCAGCCGAGCGGTATGACGTAGACCAGTTGCCGAGGCTTTCAGACGCGATAGTCGAGTCTCGCCTGATCCCGGCATAAACCCCGTCGATGGTCTTATACAACGCCATTTCCAAATCAGCCGCCGCCGCCTCGCTGACGTACACGATCCGCACACGCCCGAAGTTCGGGATGGTCCCCCACCCGCCCGAGACAAGGTGTTCGTCGTCGTCATAGAAGTACCGGCCAGACTCGGCGTCGTTCAGCGTCACGATCCCCGTACGCAGGTCCACGCGGTATGCCGTCGAGTCGATCGCGGTGCCGAGATTATTGGAAGCGTCGATGGGCGTGATGCTGGTGATCGACGTTACCGGCCACTCGCGGAGTTGAAGTTCGCCAGTGTCCGACAGGTAGTCCTCAGTCCGCGTCGCCGACTCGAACCCGTTCGTCAGAGAACGCCCGCAGTACCGACGCAGGGCCGCATGGGCCGAGTCGATGACCACCTGAAGGCGGGTATCGTCACCCGTGCCGGTGATTCCCGCCCAGGTCTTGTAGTCGCTGAGGGTCACAATCGCCACGGGAACGCCCCCTTAGTTGAGGAACTTGCAGACGATCTGGACGGCGGTAGCGGTGCTGATGCTTGCAGCCGTCTCGGTCAGGACTGTCACCCACGAACACCCTTGCAGGTCAACCCAAGGGGAGCCGTCGATCTGGTTCTCAAGACACTGCGACCACTGATAGGTCCCGTCGCGAATGTCGTTCGTGCCGTCACAGGTCAGCGTGGTCCCCGTGGTGTTCGCCGTCGCGTCGAGTCGCTGAGCGAAGACCGACAAGTTGCCTTCGGTCGCGACGCCTGCCTCCGACAGCGTGCCGACCAGCCCGAAGACGCGAATCACGGGCGAAGTCGTCACCGTTGCACCGCTTCCATACTGCACGCGGAGTTGGCAGCGAACCGCACCCTCGGGCACCTTGACGTATCGCACGGATGCGTTCAACCCGGACGCCGTTGGGCGAAGCAAGTTCGCAGCAGACTCGGCGGTAGCCTCGGCGTCGGCGTGGATGACCTGCCACTTCTGCGACTGGATCGCTCCGGGGTAGCTCATGCCGTCGCTCGGTACGATCTTCGATCCTACAACAATCGTCGCCATGGTCTGCCTCCGAAGGTGAAAGCCCTTACCGCATAGTCTCCCATGCGGCAGGGTGGAAGGGGATGCCGGGATTAGCCCGCGACGATCAACTGCTGACCGACGTTGCACTGAGCGGCGGTGCCGGGGACTTCCTGCAAAGTCGCCAGACCGATCGCCGAGGCAAACGTACCAGCAGCACCGTTGCCAGCCGTCGCAACCAGATTGATGAACCGCTTACGGCCACCCGTGATCGGGATGGTCACGCTGACGATAGTGTTGTCAGCCGTCGCCGAGGGGAGCGTCGCCGGGGACACGCTGAAGTCAGCACCCGAAATATCGGTGCCGCTGGTCAGCGTGGTGGCGTCGGTCTTGGCGTCGGCTTCCTGCACCTTCAGGGCAACCATCGCAATGTCGGTTGCGCCCAAGATGAACTCGATCGTCAGCGAGGTGCAGCCGAGCGTGTCGAAGACGGTGGAAGTCCACGAGGCGTTATCGACGATCGCCTGCGGGGCGATGAAGATGTGCCGCTTGAGCTTCTGTGCAATCAGTGCGTCCATTGTGAAACTCTCTTTCTGCCGGGAGTACCCGGCGGGTGTTCAGGCTTAGGCAGTCGTGATGAGGCCAGCAACCGGGCCGTACTCGCGGGATGCAGCAGTCGCGCTCGCGTTGCCCACGTCGTGGACGTTGATTGCGTAGTTGAGGGCCATCTGGTAGCCAACCTTACGCTGATCCCAATAACGCTCGGTCGAGGTGCTGAGGCTCATCGTGTCGGGCGCGACGCCGATCTTGGTGCCGAGGGCGAAGTCGCCCGCGTACAGGCAGACCGTCGAAGCAGCCGAACGCTGCGGGAGGGCGTTGGAGATGACGAGCGGGTTGCCCATCCAAGAGCGGGGGATGCCGTTGACGACTTCCAGACCCGTAACGCCGCCCTTGCTCTGAGCAAGGGGAACAAGCACGCTCTGGTAGAACTGCCACGAGGAAACCAGCTTCACGCCGCCGATGCCTTCGAGGGCACCGATCGCAGCCATGACGCCCTGGATGTCGGTGTAGGTGATGCCGGACCACGCCGCCGACGACGCCCGGACCATGCCCGCCGCATACTCGGCGTTGGTGGTCCAAGTGCCGCCCGCGTCGGTCACGAGCTGCGTGAACTTGCCGAGGACGCCGCGCTGGTTGAAGTAGGTGCTGGTGCCGTCGCCGTTGAAGTAAATCTCCTCCAGCTTCTTCATCATCGCGTAACGCATCCGCTCCGCGACCTTCGACCCGAAGTCGAAGTTGTTGGACTGGAGGGTCTGGTTCGTCACGGTGGACAGGGCCACCATCTCGAACGGCTGGAGGCGGACCTGATCGCCCGCGATGTTGCTCTCGGTCGCGGCGACGCCCTGTCCGGGGCTGTAGACCGTCACGCCGCCGGTGATGCGGGGAACGGTGGTTCCCTGAGCCGGGATGGGTTCAATAGACACGCCGAGTTCGGTGAGGGCCTCGTAGGCACCGCGAATCTCGATGACCTGATTGCGGAGAATCTCGGGGATGCCGAACCCGCCGGACGACAGGTCATAGCTGACGTTCGCCTTGCGGCAGATTTCGGCGGCATCCTTGAAGGACTTGGACGCGGTGTCGCCAGCCTTGGACAGTGCCACGGCCTTCGCCCAAGCACCGATCAGCTCGGCAGAGTCGGCATCCTTGACGTAGGTTTCGCCCGCGTTGGCGCGAGCCTGGAAGGCCTTGCGGGCGTGGTTGCCGATGGTGAACCGCTGGGGCGCGTCGTCGTCGTCAGCCGCACCGCCGAGAACCGCAGCGGAGGCAGCCTTGCGGGCAGCGTCCTTCGCGGCCTTGGTGGCAGCCTGCGACTCGGCCAACTGAGCCTTGAGGCTGTCGGTTTCGTCGTCGCCGAGAACCACGCGGGTAGCGCGGGCCGCCTCGGCGTGCGACTTGTACGCCGCCTCGACGTCAATGTCCTTCGTGCCGTCGCTCAGGGTGATGAGCTTGGCCGCGAGGAACGACTTCACCGCCGGGGCGTCGGCGTCGCCGCCGGTGTAGCCCTGAGCCTTCGCAAACTTGATGATCTTGTTCCAGTCCATTTCGCAAACTCCAAAGAAGGTGATTGAACACCCCTAGGACTTCGCGCCGCGAGACAGGGCTATACGCCGCTCCCGCGTGGACTTGGCCGTCAGGTCAAACTGTGGCCCCCTGCGTCAGCAGATGACCACCACTCGTCGAAGCGACTTCTCGCCCGCTTCCATCATCTCGCTCTGACAATCACCGTTCATCGGGATCGCCGTATACGAGACTTCCAACAATCTCCACGCCCGAATGATACCACGGGCCTCGGGGTATTTCTTCCGCTCGTCGGCACCGGGGGGAGACACGTCCAGCACTTCCATGCCGATCGAGTGCCCGATGTTACCCGCTTCCGCCAACGCCTGCACCGCGTTCCGCTTGGGGTTGTCGCTCGACTTGATGAGGGCAGACCGGCAGAGCCAGCCGTCCGGGGTCATCTTGAGGCTGCGGCACTTGCCCACCGCCGAGAGAATGTCATACTCGTGGTCCACGAAGAGGGTGCGGTTCTTCGCGAAGTAGGACGTAACGTCGCCGCCTTCGGGTAGCACCACCTCACCCTCAAGGTCCACGGTGGCACGGGTGGCGTAGCAGAGGATTTCAAACGGGTCCCCGGCCTTAGGCGTGCGGGCCAGCTCGGGCGAGCCGATGGGGCCAGCCTTTACGACAACGGCGTTCTTCCCGCCCGCGTCGCGATACCGACGGGTAACGGATTCGAGGGCCTTGGCCCGGTAGTCGTTCCAGTTCATTGTTCGTCCTCCGTGACCATCGGGATACCGACGCAGCCGCATGACGGGTGAATGTCGCTCGCAGCCATGACCGGCCTCGCCATGACGTAGACCTTCCCATCCGTGCCTGCGATGGTGTCGCCAGCGGCGAAGAACGGTTTCCCGATGGGGACCTTCTTGCCGGCTACGGCGTTGTTTGCCCCCTCGCAGAGCCCGCAGGGATTGCCGGACAGCAGCCATTCCTTCGAGTCAAAGCCCAGTTCCTCGGCCTGCTTGAGCGACCCATGCTGGTAGGCTCTGGACGTTTCCGTGCGGGCAATCACTTCGGCGCGGTTCAGCGAAACCTCCGGGATCTTGTCGGTAAGTTCCTGTTGGATTTCGTTGATCGTCTTGCCCTGCTCCAACCCCGTGGTGAGTTGAAGCTGTACCGCAAGGCCAGAGGGTCGAAGGCTTCCAAGTCGATGGGGCAGGACGATGAGTCGGAAGAGGTTCTGGTTCACCCCGTACTGGACCTGCTGAAAGACCC